CTTTAGAATTTTATGTTTTTTAATCAATATGTATATTAAGTAGTTATTTAGGAAGTGTAAAAAACGCCTGTGATTAAGTAATATCAACGGTTACATAGTTTTGACACCTCGAAAAATCCGAAAAACTTGCCTTAGCCTTATAAAAAACAATTTAAAAACTATAATAAACAGTTAGATAAAATTTAGGAGGCAAAATGGGAACAGAGACAAATAGCAATTTATTAAACTATGCAGATTATACGAATTTGAAAAGATTAGAGAACTTATTTAGAATGTATTACGATTTAAAAAAAATGGCAACAAAGGGGAATACTATTGCGATATGTATATATTTGGATTTGGAATATTGTATTAGCAAAGTAAATAATAAAGAAATAATTAAAGATTTGATGTTGAATTATAATACATGGGAGTTAATGGCTAAATATAAATTAAAGGATATGAATGCATTAGACCTGGTTTTAAAAAATGCATTGACAGAATGTTCTAAGATTTTAGAAATGGAATAACCGATGCATATAATATAAGAATGGAATAACTGATTCATATAATAATATAAGAATGGAATAACCGATGCATATAATAATATATAACCATTAAACGGGTTATTTTTATTTTAAAGGCAGTGAGACTGTATTTAATTATAGTTTTATTGCTTTTTTTATATCCATTTTTAAAAACAAATATGAACTTGTAGGGCATTGAACTATAAGGGCAAAAGGAGGAAAAAACAATATGGATGAAGAAATTAATAAAAAAATGTTTGAAAGTTTAAAGTTACAACTATTTGCAAACGGTGTAGATGATGGTGAAAAGAAAGATGTAATAACTTTAACAGAAGCTGAATTAAATGCAAAATTGCAATCTGAATCTGATAAGAGAGTTCAACAGGCATTAGAAACTGCTAAACAGAAATGGGAGCAGGAATACAATACAAGATTAACGACAGAAAAAGCAGAAGCTGAGAAACTCGCAAAACTTTCTACAGAAGAAAAAATGAAATTTGAGTTTGATAAGGAAAAAAATGAATTCACAAAACTTAAAGCAGAGTTTGTAAAAAAGCAACTAATTGCAGAAACCGCAACCCAATTGGCAACAGAAGGGCTTCCAGCTCAATTTGCACATCTTTTGGCTGTTGATACAGCAGAAGCAACAAAATCGAATTTAGACGCATTTAAAACGGAATGGCAAAAAGCATTAGAAACAGAGGTCAATAAGAGATTAGGACAAGCTACTACTACTGTTAAAGCAGGAGAAGGAGCAGGAGGAATTACATTAGAGCAATTTACAAAAATGACTTATGGAGAAAGAGCAAAATTAAGCGTAGAGAACGCAGAGCTGTATAAGCAATTATCAGCAGAAGAATTAAAAAAATAATAAAAATTAGAGGAGGAAACAAATTATGACAGTAACACATTTACAAAATCTTATAAACCCACAAGTTATGTCAGATATGATTAGTGCAGGGGTTATTAAAAATTTAAAATTTGCAGGATTAGCAAAAATTAACACAGAATTAAAGGGTAAACCAGGAGATACCTTGAGCTTACCAAAATATGCGTACATTGGAGACGCAGAAGATGTAGCACCAGGTCAGCCAATTCCAATAGCTTTATTGACTACTACAAGTACAGATGTAACTATCAAAAAAGCAGGAAAAGGCGTTGAAATTACAGACGAAGCCGTTTTGAGTGGTTATGGTGACCCTGTAGGAGAAGCACAAAAGCAAGAGGAAAAGGCAATTAGGCAAAAAGTAGATGCAGATTGTTTTGCAGTTCTTATAGGTTCTGTGTTGAGTATTGATGTATCAACAACATCTAAATTAATACCAAATGTTATTGCGGATGTCGATGTATTATTCGGAGAAGATGTGGAAGAAAAGGGCGTTATATTCGTTGCACCAACTCAATTAGCAGATTTAAGAAAATCTGCAGATTATATAAAAGCCAGCGAAATGACAGCTAATGAATTTCTAATTAAGGGCGTTGTTGGAAGTATTTTTGGACATCAAATTGTATTGTCTAACAAAATCGCAAAAGAAGGAACAGAAGGAGCTTACACTTACACAAACTACCTCGTAAAGAAAGATGCAATTGAAATCTTATTAAAGAGAGACATAATCGTAGAAACAGACAGAGACATAATTAACAAAACTACTGTAATGACAGCGGATGAACACTATGGCGTTTATTTGGCAGATGATACAAAAGTAGCAAAAATAAAGGTACAAGCCTAATAAAATAATATAAGAAGGGGGAGTTGATTAAAGTGGGAATGTTATTACAAAGACACAAAAAAACAACTCCTGTTACCCCAGATGAAAAACCTGTTACCCCAGATGAAACAAAAAAAGGGAAACAGAAACAGAAAAAGGTGACAGGGAAAAAGGTGACAGGGGAAAAGGGGGAATAATAATTGGACTTACTAAAGACTTTAAAATTATTATTACAAATTAATCAGTATGATTACTCAAAAGATGATTTATTAAATGCAATACTGTTAGTTAGTAAACAACAAGTATTTACAGAATGTAATAGGTCAGAAGAAAATTTAGATGATAAGCTAAATGCATTAATTATAGACATATGTATTCACCGTTATAATCGTTTAGGAAATGAAGGTAAAGTTTCTGATAGCGTAGGACCTTTATCAACTACATTTTTGAGTGTTGAAGACTTACCAAATTCTATAACAAAACGATTTGGAAGTTGCAGAAGAATGAAGGTGTTTAGATAATGCAAACACAAGAAATATCTATAAAGAAATTAATACAAAGTAAAGACGAAGAGGGGATAGCAACCAATAATTATAAAGAAATAGAGACCGTTGAAGGTATTCTAATACCATTAGGTAACAAGCTGATAGCACAGCAATATGGACTATCCGAAGAAGCAACTTACACTTTTATTTATAAAAATGCAGAAGAAAATCTGAACTTAAAAATAGGAAATAGATTAGATAATTTTAATATAGTTGAAGTTATTTACTACCCCAATAAAGCCACTATTTGCGGTTTAAAAGGGGTTGAATAAATTTGAATATAAAGATAGATATAGATATTAAAAACCTTGAAAAAGCACTTAAAAACAATGCTATAAAGATTTTAGAAGCAGGAGCAGAAGGATTGCTAATGGCAGGAGAAAAGATAGCAACAGATACAAAGCTGAACACTCCTGTTGACACAGGTCGTTTAAGGGGTTCTTATAACGCTCAACTAATTGAAAAGAATGAAAATGAAGCAATAGTTGAAGTTGGAACAGATGTTGAATACGCAGGTTTCGTTGAATTTGGGACAAGCAGACAACAGGCTCAGCCACACTTTATGCCAGCAGTAGAAGATAATAAAAAGAATATAACAAAATTTATAAATAAAAAAATAAAGGAAGCATTGAAATAAAGGAGGAAGTAAAAATTGATAAATATAAAAGAAGCCATAGTAAATAAATTGGAAGCATTAGATGCAGATGTACATTTTTTACAAGCCCCTTTAAAACCAAAGTTTCCATTTATTTTGTATCGAGAAGATGATAACTCAGCATCTACTTTTACAGATGATAAAGAATTTTCTTCTAAAATAATTTATGTTATAGATATTTATGTTAAAGGTAGTACAAGCTATCTTACAACAGAAGTTAACAGAATAATGACAGAAGAAGGGTTTTTAAGAACCCTATGTAAAGATATTGCAGACCCAACAGAGGGTGTACAACACAAAACAATTAGATTTATACAATACAAAATAATTTAATTAAGAAGCTTTTGAATAGCTTCTTTTTTATTAATAAAAATTAGAGGAGGAAATAACATTATGAAACACACAATAGGCTTGGATAGCCTTTATTTTGCAACAATAACAAAAGACGATGCAACAGGTGTAACATACGGGGAGATGACAGCAATGCCAGAAATACAGAGTGCAGAGATTACCGTAGAAACAGCAAGTGGAGACCTTTATGCGGATGACATGTTAATAGAGCATAACGAAAATATAACAGCTTACAATATTGCAATAGATATGGCAGGCATCGATGAATCAATTAGAGCACAAATTGCAGGTCATGATTATGATGTATTAACAAAAACAACAACTGAAAAAGCAACAGATATTGCACCATCCATTGCCATTGCTTTTAGAAGTTTGAATTCCGATGGAACTTACAAATTTGTAAAATTAGCTAATGGAAAATTTGCAGAAGCAGGAGACAGCTACAAGACAAAAGGAGAAAATACAGAGTATCAAACAAAAAAAATGACAGGTAAATTTATGCCAAGAAAATTTGACCAAGTATTAAAAATAGTTACAGATGATGCAACTAAAGGAAGTACATGGTTTACAGATTTTGGAGATTTACCAACAGTTTAAAAATTAGGGTTGTAGTGTAAAAGCTACAGCCCATTTTTTTAAAATTCAATCATTATAAGTTTATAAATAATAATAAAAAATTAGGAGGAATAAAAAATGACAAAAAATAATATGAAATCTAAGCCAGTAAGATTCGAGTTGAACAATGAGGTTTTTGAAATAGATTTTACTATGAATGCTTTGTGTGAATTAGAAGAAATATATGGAAGTATAGATGATGCATTAGTTGCAATTTCTAAACGAAAGCTAAAGGACATTAGAACATTTTTGTGGGCAGGATTATTGGAAAATAGGGAACTGATAACTCAAAAAGAAGTTGGAAAAATGATTAATATGGGTAATTTAGTGTATGTTTCTGAAATAATTACAGAAGCATTCTCAGATGATATGCCAGAGGCAGAAGAAGGAGAGACAGAGGGAAAAAACTAAATAATCCCTTGTCAGAAGAAGATAAGGGATGGGATTGGGACAGCATTATATACATTGGAACGGTATTATTAAATCGAAAAGAAGAAGAAATATGGAGGATGAAACCTCGCAAATATTTTGCTTTATTAAAAAAACATAGAGAATTTAATACTATTTCAGATACAGAAGAAGAAAAACCTCAATTGGCATACGCAGATAAATTATTTTAAATGAAAGGGGGAAGAGAAAATGAGTGAAGAAGGAGTATTAAATGTAAAGCTCGTACTGGATAATCAGGAATTTAATAAAAACTTAAGTACAGCTTTAAAGAATTTAAATAATTTTAAAAACAGTACTAAATCTATTGGAGATTCATTAAAAACAGCTACAAGCGATATGGGTGGATTTTCAGAAAAAACAAATGTTGCTTTTGGAAATTTAAATAAATTAAATAATAAATTAAAAGATTCTAATAATGCATTTGGAAAAGCAGGAAAAGAAATAGATGGAGCTTCAACAAAATTAGAAAGATTTAAAAACAGTATAAGCAGTATTAGTGCGAGTTTAGGTGGAGCATTAGCATCTGTTGGTTTTGGCATTATGACAAAATCATCTGTAGATATGGCATCGGATATGACAGAGTCTCTTAATAAAGTTAAAGTTGCGTTCAAGGATAGTTCAATAGATATAGAAGCGTTTGCTAAAACTACATTAGATACTTATGGCATTGCAGAAAGTTCAGCACTGGACATGGCATCGCTTTATGGAGATATGGCTACGAGCATGGGATTACCAGCAGATAAAGCATCTGTATTGTCAAAGCAATTAGTTGGACTCGCAGGAGATTTAGCAAGTTTTAAAAACATTGGTATAGACCAAGCTACAACAGCTTTAAATGGCATTTTTACAGGCGAAACAGAAAGTTTAAAAGCTTTAGGAGTTGTGATGACAGATGCTAATGTACAGCAATATGCATATACAAAAGGAATTCATGAAAAAATTAGTGCAATGGGGCAAGAAGAAAAAGTTATGCTAAGGGCACAATATGTTTTTAGTCAAACAGCAAATGCTCAGGGAGATTTCGCAAGAACATCGGATGGTTATGCTAATCAATCAAGAATGTTGAAAGAAAATTTGAAAGAATTAGGGGCTACTTTAGGAGAATATATATTACCAGCATTTAACAAAATTACAAAAGCTTTAAATAGTCTCGTAACTATGTTAAAAGAAGCACCAGGACCAGTTAAAGCCTTCACGGCAGGTTTATTAGTCATTGGAACTATATCCGTTCCAATAATTGCAATAGGAGTAGCAATTGCTACTTTAATCGTAAATATTAAATTAGCAACTTTAGCAACAGCAAAAAATACTGCAGGCAATGTGACGAACGCAACAAGCTATGGAATTATGGCAACTGCAATTTCTGCAATTGGATTAAAATTAAAAGGATTAGCATCTATCCAAACTTTTAGTCAACTCGCAAGTGTTGTGAATGTTGGAGTGGTTGGAGCTTTTGCAAAATTAGCAACAACTATAAAAACTGTTGGTTTAGCATTATCAACATTTTTGGTGGGTCCTGTAGGTTTAGTTCTTATTGCATTATCGGCCGTAATATTACTTGGAAAAACTTTTTACGATGAATATAGTAAACACCAAAAAATGGAAGAAAAAGAGAATGAACTGTTGGAAATACAGAAAAAATTAAGAGAAGATAATTATTCTACAGAAGATTTGGAAGGTTATAAAGCAGAAAAAGAAAAATTACTTTCTGTTATGCAAAAAATAAATGATGAAGAAGCTAAAATAAGTGAAAATAATGTTAATAATGATGCATTTAAAAATGTTGTTACAGGTGAAAAAATAGATAGAAATTCTTCGGTAGGATTAGCTATAGATTTATTTATTAACAATAAATCTTACGATGAAATAGATAAACTTAAAAAGGAATTACTGGAAATGGGATATACTGCTGAACAAGCAACGGAATATATTGAAATGTTAACAAAAGAAGAAGCTGAAATGGCAAAGAAAGTAGAGGAAACAGCAAGAGCATTAGAAGTACAAGAAAAAGCATTGAAGGGCGTTACAAGTGCAGAAATGGATGCTTTAAATGCTAATATTAACAATTATAAAGAATTAGAAAGTTCTACACAGATAATTTTAGACCAAATAGATGCCTATGAAGCATTATCTTCTATTAAAAATAGAACAGCAACAGAAAATGCAGAACTCGCTAAAGCAATGGATTATCTATCAGCAGTGGTTGGTAAAAATAATGTGCAATTAGATTCAAATGGTCAATTAGTAGGTTTTAATGCAAATGCTTTAGGCAATCTAAAAAAACAAATAATTGATACAAAAAATCAAGCAAATCAAGGCATTAAAATACAGGTAACTACAAATATAGAACAGGTTACACAGGCATTAGCAAATGCACAGGCTCAACTTTCACAATTACAAAATAAAAAAGTAGTTACAGGATTACAAGATGCTCAATATAATCGTTTTGGTTATGGTTATCAATCTGATAAAACTAACAACAATGTATTTACAGAAAACTTAAATAAACAGATACAAGAACAAAAAGATATGATAGCGGAAGAACAAAGGATTTACGCACAATTAACAAAAGAATTAGCAAGCACAACTGGGACAAGTTATAAAACATCAACAGCGTCTGGAAGTAGTGGGGGTAGTAGTGGAGCTTCTAAAGTTACAGAAACAGCAGAAGAGAAAAACCAAGAAGAAATTAAAAGGGCATTAGATATATATAATTATAAGAAAAATATGGAGGAACTTACGATACAGGAAGAAATTGCTATGTTGAAACAAATAAGAGATAAAACAGCAATAAATACGCAAGAAAGAATGAACTTGGAAGAAATGTTATATACAAAAAGAAAAGAGTTTTCTCTAAAAACTGTAAACATAGAAATTGATACATTAGAGCATCGAAAAGCTATGGGAGAAATAACAGACCAGCAATACTATGAAGGTCTTAAAGCTACAAGAGAAAGATATACGAGCTGGTATGGTAAAAATCTTGATGAACAATGGAAAATGGATGAAAAGCTTTATACTCTTAGAAAAGAATTGGAAAATGAAAGAGTAGAAACATTTAAACAAAATCTGGAAAATGCGTATGATACAGAAAAAACAATGCTACAAAAAAGGAAAGAAATGAACGATGAAACTTATGATAGTGACATAAAAAGGATTGAAGATGAAAGCGATGTAAAAGTTAAAGTATTTAAAGACCAGATAGATGCAATGAACAGAATTGCAGAAAAAGAGGACAGAGATAAACAAGTTGCTAATGCAAAAAGACTGTTGAAACAATACGAAAATAGTATGACAGAAGCAGGACAGGCAAGAGCAGAGGAATTGAGAAGGATTATTCGAGATGAAGGAAATGTGGAAATAAAAAGCCAGTTAGATTTACAAATTGATGCTGAAACAGATAAAGCAGATGCAGAAATAGCAAAAAGGAAACGACAATATGACAGTGATGTTAAATTATTGGAACAACAAGTGGAAAGTTTAGACGCAATATATAAGAATATGCAAGAGAAAACAAAAAGCTTCGCAGATGCATTAATTCCTTTATATAACACAAATATGGAGCAATTACAAAAGATATTGCAAAATAACTCTAATAAAGAACTTGAACTTAAAGTTAGTACAACTGATACAATATTTACTGCTTTAAAAAATGCTACTTTAAAAGGTGTTAGCAGTGTATTAAGTACAATTAATAGTCTAAACAATATAGGAAGTAATACAAACTTAAAAAATATAAACACAAACATGAATCCTCAATTGGCAACTGCATCAGCAGGAACTAATAACTATAATAATCCTGTTAGTATAATAGTTCAGAACATGCAAATACGGGAAGAAAGCGACATAACAAAAACTGCACAGGCATTAACTAACTTACTCACAAGCAAAAGGAGGTATTAAATGGGTGGATTATATGGAATAAAATTTAATAATAAAACGAGTAATGAATTGGGCTTATTGGTACAAATAACCAGTAAGCCTATATTGCCAGAAAAAAAGAAAAATGAACTTGAAATTCCAGGGCTTGATGGTGTTATAGACTTTGGAAATAATACTTTTGCAAATAGATTAATTACAATGGACATTGCTATAAAGACAGATACAAGGGAGAATTTTAATAAAAAAGTAAGAGAAATCGCAAATTGGTTATCTGTAAAAGGTACTTTATGCTTATTAGAAGAATCAGATATTTATTATGTAGGGCAAGTATTTACTTATATAGATATGCAAAAATTACTTTTTAACTGTTCTACTGTTTCAATTAGCTTCGAGGTTGAACCATATGCTTATCAATTAACAGTTCCAGAGACAGTTATAAATTCAGTAACAGATTTAAAAGCAACAGGATATACCAAAATATTATAGTTATACAAGTTAATATAATATAGTATTAGTTAAATAATACGCCCTTATGGGCTTAGTGTTTAGTATATATCAAAATTCTATGGTATTAAACAAAAAGGTTTTAATAATAATCATTTATATAAAATCTATTATTGAAGCAATTCCATAGATTTTGTAATATACCAATAACTCAAGGATAGCCCATAAGGGCTATTTTTTATATCACCAGAAAGAAAGGAGCTTATAAAATGTTTGAAATTTTAGATAAAACACAAATAACAGTATTATCAATTGTAAATGATGCATATGACACAACAGTTGATACGACAATAAACGAGGGAAGTAAATTTACTTTTAAATTACCTTTAACAAGTATGAGTGTAGAATATATAAAAGAAGGGAATTATGTAAAATTAGAAGGGCAGTTATATTTTATAGATAGATATTCGATAATGCGAGAAATTACAAAAGTAATAACAGTAGAATGTCAACATGTGTTTTGGGAAATAGAAAACGAATTTTGGAGCAATACATTTGAAGTTGCAACTACTATAGAATGGACAGCTAATACAAAAATGATTCAAGGGGAATTTTATACACATCCAGATGCTATAGACCCTTTAATAATAAAGACTTACCAATGTCTTACAGCTCACACATCTGTAGATATAATTAATTTAGATAATTTTAAAGATGTAACAGGATTACAAAATAATTATCAACCAGCTACAACACCTCAAAACTTACTAACTTTATTATTTACAAATACACCTTTTATTGTTGGAAATTGCTATGCTTTTACAGCTACAGATTTTACATTGCAAAAAGGTAGTTTAATTTCAAATTTAAAGAGGATACAAGAGTTATGGGGTGGAGAATGGCATATTAATAATTATACCATAGCATTAGTAGACAAAATCGGACAAGATAACGGAGTAAAATTTGAGTACGCAAAAAACAATGTATCTATATCAAGGGAGGTTGATACAAAAGACACAGTAACAAGATTATATGTTTATGGAAAAAATGGACTTACATTGGAATCAATTAATTTAGGTAAACAATATTTAGATGCAGGTGAAGAATATTTTAATTTATTCAATAGACCAAAAAACGGAGAGATTTCTTTTGATGAAGAAGATATAAATAATCTATTAACAAAAGCAACGGAATATTTACAAACAGTTCAAGCACCATTTATTACTTATCAATTATCAGTCGCAGAGTTAAAGCATTTATCAGGTATGGAAACAGAGAAATTTAAATTGGGAGACACAGTAAAAATAGTTGATTTAGAGTTATTTGGACAAGAAATAACAACAAGAATAATGAATTATACTTACAATCCGTTCAAATTTAACGAAGTTTCTAATGTATCACTGAACAATAAACAAAAAACATTACAATCAATATTTAATGTAATAATCGAAAAACAAGAAGACGATAAGGCAGAATTAGAAAAAAAGATTGAAGAAATAATTGATAATAAGAAGCTAATTGACAGTATCGCAGAAGTTACACAAGAACAAATAATCAATGTAGAAACAGTTCATGCTTTAAACGCATGGATTAGAAACCTATATATTGACAGATTAGAGACAGACTTTTGGGGAAAAGATGTGAGAAATGTTGTTGCTACAGCAGAGAGGAATTATATAACAATTAAAGAGCAGGACATTAAATTTATTACCGAGGATTTAGATTTGACACAGACAGAAGACTTATACATTGCAAATCCAGACCCTGTTGTTGGTGGATTGATACCAGTTTATTATACAGCAATTAATGAACACCCTGATGCTTATAAATATTTTACTATCGTTGCTCCTTCTGTTGTGTATCAGGAAATATTGCCAAATTCAGAGGAAGAAAATACATTTAAAGTAAAAGTATACAAGAAGACAAAACAAATGGAAAAACTCAAAATAACCTTCAACGAGGGTGATAATAACGAACCTTACATTGTATTTGGAGCAGGAGTTTTGGAAAATCAAGAGGAGTGGGATTTAACAGGAAAAGGGACAATATATAAACACGGAACTGGATTAAATTTAAGCTATACAAATTCAACGAGAAATACAAGGGCGATTAATTTGGATGAAGATGGAATTTCTGTAAATGTAGTAAATCCAACATTAACAAAAGGACAAATAAGAAACATATTCACATCAGACTTTTCTCCAACTTCAACAGATGGAAATGATGGTGATATATGGTTTGTGAGATAGGGGGTAAAATGATATGAATGGATTATTTGGAGGAGGAAACGGAACAATGTTTTCTCCTTTTTTAGTAGAAGATGTATTTGATTTAGACGCAGTAAGAAATAATTTGACAGCTTATTATTTACAGGTTGTAAATATAGATTTGATTTCAATATCTAATTGGAATCCGATAAGGGGTTTTAAAGGCGTATTTAGTGGTAATAAATTTACAATATCAAATCTGGCTATTGACAGAGGAACGGAAGATAATGTAGGACTATTTGGAGATGTAAGAAATCCAGATATAGTAGCGTTGCGAAATATTAATTTAATAAATGCTAATGTAACTGGGGCAAATAATACAGGGGCATTAGTTGGAGATGCTCAATGCATTATAAAAAAATGCAATGTTAGCAATTCACGCATAAATAGCATAGGAGTACTTAAAGGCAATTGTGGGGGTATAGTTGGGTATTTAAACACTTCTACGATAAAATATTGTACGGTTGATAATACAACTATAACAACAGAAGGAGCAAGGGCTGGCGGAGTAGTTGGCAGAGCCAGTTATTTAAAAGAAGCATCATTTTGTTTTGCAATAAATATAAATGTAGAAAGTACAGGAAGTATCGGAGGTAGCATTGGTGGAGTTTTTGGGCTTTTAGAAGGACATGTAGATGGTGGAATAGTTAAATATTGCAAATCAACAGGAAATGTAAAAGGTAAAAATAGTATAGGTGGTTTGGCTGGAGGCTTAGACAGTTACGCAACAGGAATAAAAGGGGCGATAAGAATAGAATGGTGTTATTCAGAATGTTCTATATTAGGAGCAGAAAATGTTGGTGGTTTAATTGGTTCAGCAAATTTATACGCATCATCAACAGCATTTAGAGGTGTTTTAAATTGTTATTCAGCAGGAAATGTTGAAGGGGCAAAATATGTTGCAGGGGTATGTGGATTTAGTAGTTCAACAGAATTTAATATTTTAAAATGCTATGCAAGTGGAAATACAATTTGTAATGCTATATTAGATTATAGCTTCACGAGTATCATAGAATCTGGAATTGTAACGGGCGATGGAATAACCAGTGCATATAATATAGTATTAGGAAATATATTAAACAACACATTAATTAATGCAGTTTACAATGTTGGTAGGGTTTTTCCTGTAAGTAATGTATCAATATTAAATTATTATTTAAACACAATAACGGTAAATAATTTAACTAATGCAGACGGTAATTCAACAACAACAGAACAAGCAAAATCAAAAAGTTTTTATGAAGCTTTGGGTTGGTCTTTTGAAAAGAAAAACGAATGGAAAATTCAAGAGGGTGTAAATTATCCTTATTTAGATTTAGATATAGGTTGGATTGGAATTAATGAGATATTAGAAAAGAAGAATGGGGAATGGATAGAGATAGAGGAAGTATGGGAAAAGAAAAACGGAGTATGGGGAGATATGTCAGAAGTTTGGGAAATACAAAAGTAATTACGGTTTACAAGATAACATTTTAGAAGCTCTATGAAGAGCTTCTTTTTTATTAAAAAAACAAAAGAAGAGGAGGAAGAAAAAAATGAGTAAATTAATAGCAATAAGCGATGGTCATGGGATGGAAACACCTGGAAAAAGAACACCATCAATACCAGAATTAGGAAATAAAATAATACACGAAAATGAATTTAATAGAGCAGTTGTTGGATTTTTAGATGCAGATTTAAAAAGATGTGGATTTAATACATTATTAGTATCCCAAGGAGATGTTGATACACCATTGAAAACAAGAACAGACCTTGCAAATAGCAAAAAAGCTGATGCTTATATTTCAATACATTATAACGCATTAGATGGAAAATTTGATGGTGAAGGTAAAGACCCAGAAGGACTTAGTATTTATGTATATCCAGGTGCAAAAGAGGATAGAAAGCTGGCAGAATGTATTCTTAAATATTTAAAAGAAGGTACAGCTCAAAAAAATCGAGGAATTTTGGAGGAAAATTTTCATGAAATTAGAGAACCAAAATGTCCTGCAATATTATCAGAAAATGGGTTTATGGATAATAAAAAAGAAGCACTTTTGATGTTAAATGTCAACTTTCAGAAGGAAGTTGCAAAAGAACACGCAATGGGAATATGTGATTATTTTGGGGTTAAATATGTTCCAGAAGTAGTAGAAAGTAAATTTCTATATAAAGTTCAAGTTGGAGCATTTGCCAACATATCAAACGCAGAAAACTTACTAAAACAGTTAAAAGCTAATGGCTTCAATGGCTTTATAGTAAAGACAGAAAAATAAGGGGGAATAATTAATGGAAAATAAAGAACAAGATATACAAGAAATTAAACTAAAAAATTTAGAAGAACAATTGGAAGAATTAGGAAAAGCGTTGGAAGACTTTAAACAAAAGCACTCAAAAGAAAACGAGGAACTTAATAACAGGGTTAGAGAAATGGAAGAAAAATATAATGGATTAGAGATTATTTTAGCAGAAATAAAAAAAGACATTAATCATTCTTCTACGGAAATAAAAGATATTAAAGATTTAAGTAACACACAATTGGCAGAACAGAGACAATTTTTTAATAAAACATTTAAATATTTATTAATTACTGTTTGTTTAGTAGTTTTCATACTTCTTGGGGTTAAAGTTGCAGATGTAATGCAACTTTTCATATAGACCTATATGAACACATTAATGTATGGAGATTATATTGTAATACAGATGGCAAATATGGTAATAAAAGCTTTAATTGTAGGAGTAATTATAATATTGATTAAAGTATTTCGATAACTTTAAAAGCTCTTAAGAGCTTCATTAAAAAAAACAAAAAAATATAATAAAAATTAGGAGGAATTAAAAAATGAGTAATAAAAATGATAATAAAAGCAATGGAATAGGATTTACAGGTTTTTTAACTTTATTATTTATAACACTTAAATTATTAGGAAAAATTAGTTGGTCGTGGTGGTGGGTATATAGCCCGTTATGGATTCCAATAGTTATACTGTTGATTTTATCAATTATAATAATATTTCTTGAAGGTATATTAGCAATTAATGAAAAAAATAATTAAAGGAGGAATAAAATAATGGAAATTTTAAACGCAATAGATATAAATTTATTAATAGGGGTTTTGATAACGATAGGTTTAACATTGTATCTTTATTTTGCAAAAGGAAAAGTTAATTTTTATGATGAAATGAAATTAGCAATCCTAATTTCTGGAACAGTAATACGAGATGATAAGGTTACAAAAATGTCTAACATTGTATTAAACATTGTTAAAACATTGGAAAATATGGACAAGTCTAACGCAGAGAAAAAAAATGAAGCCATTAAACAGGCAACAGAGGAAATAAATAAAGAATTAGGCATTATATTAAATCCGTTACTAATTGATACGATTATAGAAGTTGCAGTATCTCATTTACCCAAAACCAATAAATAAGGGGGCTAAAAAATGATTACAAGAGAATATTTAATTAAAATTAATACAAAGGCAACAAAAGCTTTAAATACTTACGCTACTTTTATTCAAGGAGATGTTAATGTAAATTACTTTAATATCTCCTTTTTAAATGGAGACAATCCCCTTGATTTAACACAATTTGCAGAAATTCAAATTGTATTTGAGAGAAGCGATGGGCAAATTATTGCAGGGAATACATTGGAATTAATAGACGCTATTAATGGACAAGCAAGGTTTCTTTTAGGCTCGGACGAAGTTGCAATAGCAGGAAGGGTAAATGCTTCAATAACATTTTTTGGAGCTCTAAATGAGCGATTATCAAGTTGTCAATTTTATTTCAATGTGGTTGCAGAAATAAATGCAGATGATGTTATTAGAACAAGTAACCAATACAGCTTACTAACTAATCTTATCGCTGATGTTAATGGAATTAAGGCTAATAAATGGTACATCGGAGATATAGAGCCTACTGCAGATATTGGAACAGCAGAAGACTTATATTTAAACACATCAAACGGGTTCATATACAATAAAGATATTAATAATGTATGGGTTTATAATTCTACATTAGTTGGTGGAAGTGAAGGAACTGAATTACCAACTGATGGAACAGCAGGACAAGTTCTTATAAAAACCGTTGACGGATTAGCGTGGCAAACACCAGCTACTCCAATTATGAACCATAATAATTTAGAAGGTATTCAAGGTGGCGTAGTAAGCGAATATAATCACTTAACTAATACAGAAAAGGGAAGAATATCAGAAATTAAAAAAGTAACATATATGAGTTTAGAAAATCCCGATTATGTCGGAGAAGAAGGCGAGATAATCATAATATTAGAATAGAGGGGGTTAAGATATGAAAGTAATGCAAGGTGGAATACAAAAAAATATTAAAGATATGAAAGTAATGCAAAATAACATACAGAAAAATGCTGTTGAAATGTTAGTTGTAAAAGATGGATTACAAAAAATAGGATGGAATAATATAAATGTACCTCCAAAACCTATATCAATTTTAAATACAGGAAATAATTTGATTGATATTAAATTCAATCAAGATGTTGATGATTTTATGACTGGAACAGGGGTTGGTGTTTCAAAAGATTTATCAACGGGCAAAAAAGCCTTTGCAAGTGGAGGTAAAACTGGATATCCTCCAATAAATGCGTTTGACGGACAAACGAGTCTTTATTATAGCTGGATGACGGATGAAGTATTACCAGCTTGGATTGGAGTTGATTTAGGAATTCAATACTCAATTGAGGAATTAAGAATTTACACACAATCTTATATTGCAAAAGACTTTATTTTGCAAGGCTCAATGGATATGGAAAATTGGACAGATGTATTTTCGGGTGCGTGTACTACTCAAAATTATGTATGGCAAAAATTCAATTTCACACCTCAAATTTTTAGATATTGGAGGGTTTATATAACAAGTAAGCATTTTCCAAATAATACACTATATGTTATAGAGGTGCAATTATGGGGAAAAGAAGTTGCAATAGGAAATTCAAAAGACCTATCAACAAGTAAAACAGCATTTGCATCTGGTGTATTAAGTGGATATCCTCCTCAAAATGCTGTTGACGGACAAACCAGCCTTTACTATAGTTGGCGAACAGATGAAGTATTACCAGCATTTATTGGGGTTGATTTAGTCGTTCAATACTCAATCGAGGAATTAAGAATTTTTACGCAATCCTATTCTGTGAAAGATTTTATTTTGCAAGGCTCTACAGATAATGTGAATTGGTTTGATGTATATACTGGAGTTTGTTTAAACGGTAACTATATATGGCAAAAATTTAATTTTATACCTCAGGTATATAGATATTGGAGGATTTATATAACAAGCAAAAATAATATTGATAATACATTATTTGTAATAGAGTTCCAATTATGGGGTAAGATTTTAACTACAACCGTAGGTGCTCCTATATTAGTTAAACAAGAAGTAGCGTTTAATATAATGGATAATAATAGTAAAAAATATCTTATAGAAAGTTTAACTAAAACCAATAGCAGAAACTTACAATTAAAAACAGAGAATTTTGCAATCGGAGATACATTAAATATAAATTATAATAATTTATTGGGAACGATAGCAGGATTAAATGGAGAAATAACAGATTTTACAAAAACAATTACCACAAAATAGAGAAGTCATAGAGCTTCTCTTTTTTATATCAAAGAAGAGGGGGTTTATAAATGTTAAATAAAAAGAAGCAAATGTTCTGTGAAGAATATATACAAGATTTTAATGCTACTCAAAGTGCAATAAGGGCTGGATATAGTGCAGATACAGCATATTCAAAAGGCTATACACTTTTAAGAGAAGTTGAAGTTGAAGACTACTTACAAGAATTATTGGCAGATAGAAAAAAGACGATGGGAATATCATCTGCAGAAATTGTGCAAGGTTTAAAGCAATTAGCGTATTTTTCAGAAAAGGATTCTGACAGAATTAAATCATTTGAGCTATTAGGAAAATATTTAGGCATCTGGACAGAGAAGAGAGATATTAAATTAGAAACTAAAGTAAAATTTGAAGAGTTGACAGATGAAGAATTAGATAAAGCGTTAGAAGACCTGGAATAATGCAAACTACAATATAAGAGAGGAGGAGAAAATTTGAACAAAGAAGACAAAGTTAAATTAATAATGCTCAAACGAGAAAAGAAAATAAGACAGGTAAAAGATGATTTCTGGGAGTTTTGTAAATTAATGAGTCCAACTCTACCCATTTCTCCAAATCCAAAATATACAAAACAGGAAAAATTATATCAAGAAGAAAATAGAGATTATTTAAAGGAATTAGCAAAAACACTACAAGGTATTTATGAGAGAAATGTATTAAAAGAAGATGGTACACCATATAAGCATGTTATGATTTCTATGCCACCACGACACGGTAAGTCATATACAGTTCAATTGTTTGAACTGTGGGTTTTGGGAAAAGACCCATCTGAAAGAATTGCAACTGTTTCCTATAGTTCTGATTTTGCAGAAGACTTTTCAGAATTTCTAAGAGATAAAATTCAAGAAAGTCGAGAAGAAAATGACTTAACTACATTCGTATTCAATGACATTTTTCCAGATGTAAAACTTAAACAAAGTGCGAAAGCAAAGAAGAAGTGGTCTTTAGAAGGATATCATTCATCATACAAAGGAGTTGGATTTGATGGTGGTATTACTGGTAAGGGTTATACGCTTATGGTTATAGATGACCCTCACAAAGACAGTGAAGAGGCATATAACAATGATTTATTGGATAAAAAGTATAAAAAATATACAGGTACATTTAAAAACCGTCTTGATGGTGATGGTATGAGAATTATTATTCAAACAAGATGGAGTTGTGATGATATAATCGGAAGAATTAGCGATGCAGAGGAAGGAAAGCATTATTATAAAATAGTTCAGAAAGCTTTTATGAATGAAGATAAAGTAAGTAGTGGTTTAGAAGCTCCGAAAATGCTATGTGATTACATTCTTCATTATGAAGAGTATCAGGAAAGAAAATCAGACGATGATGAAATGATTTTCTTGGCAAATAATCAACAGGAGCTTATTGATAAAAAGGGTGCTTTATATCAAAATCTTAAACATTGGGACAAGCTTCCAACAGATAATAATGGAAACTCATTATTTGAAGATATTGTTGCTTATATAGATACTGCTGATAAGGGAGAAGACTACCTCGCAGGGGTTATAGCAGGCAAGTATCAAGGCTATTTATATGTATTAGATATTATATATACGCAAGCGAATATGGAAATAACAGAGGGATTATTAACAGAAGCATTAATACGAAATAATGTTAATCATTGCATAATAGAATCTAATAACGGTGGAAGTATATTTGCGAGAAATATTCGCAAAATGTTATGGGATAAATACAAGAGCAGAAAACCTACTATACAAGATGTAGCTCAAACTAAAAATAAAGAAACAAGAATTTTAAGTAATGCTCATTTAATTACAAATAATGTATTCTTTATGCCAGACGCTAAAATTAAATATAGTGAAGCATGGAAGAGCATAATAATGTTTAAAAAAGAAGGAAAAAATAAACACGATGATATAGAAGATGCTTTAACAGGACTATGGGAAAAATTTGGAGAAGGAAACGGAAGAAGAATTACAAGCCCAATAAGTAAAAGAGCATTGGGGTTATAAAAGCAACAATATTGAAGCCTATCAAGGGGCTTTTTTTATTTAAAAAATAGAGGAGGAAAAAATGTATAGAATAGATGGAGAATTAACAAATGTAATATTAGATAAATTTATAAAACAGCATAATATTGAAATAGCAAGGTATACAAAATTACAAAATTACTATGATGGTAAACACGCCATATTAACAAAAGAACAAGATACTGTAAGCGATAAGAATAAAATAGTTACAAACTTTTGTAAGTTAGCAACAACAACAATTACAGGGTATTTAATCGGTAAGCCTATAAAATACAATTGTGAAGATAATAAGTATCTTGAAGTACTAAATAATATTTTTGACGATAACGATGAAGATGATAAAAACTACGAATTAGCTAAAACATTAAGTATTATGGGACAGGCTTACGAAATTGCATATATAAAAAATGTTAATAATAAACCACAGTTAAGATTTACACAAATAGCAGTTGAAGAGATGTTTGTTATTTATAGTTTGGATATAGAACCAGAAATTTTATATGCAGTAAGACATTATAAATTTGATGATATTGAAAAAGTTGAAATATATAGTAA